GCTTATTATTCAAATTATGGTGAGGTTGAATCTAGAAATGTAGAAAGAAGATTGAACCTTACAGAAGAGCAGAGGAGAAACGCCTTGTTAGACATGACAGAAGACGTTCAAGAAAAAAGCATAATATTTGTAGAATCCTCTTTGTTTACTGAAAAACTTAATGTTAAAGAATCAAAGCTTCAATGGTCACCATCAATGATAGGGAGGGGAGACAGAGCTATAACAGAAAGAAATAATATTGTTAGAGATGCTGCTGAAGCATACTACAACGAAGAGATTACACAAGAGGAATATCTTGCTACAGTAAATCAATACAGTCCAATCAAACCAATCATAGGATTTATTGAGCCAGCAAAAGCTGAAGATATAGCTACTGCTGTTGGTGTAAAGTCAGAGGGAAAAATAAATTTAGAATTTGAAGAGGGTAAGTCTGTTGGTTTAAGGCTTGATATACCTGCATATACTAATAGTAATATATGGGCTATTACAGTTCATGAGGGAGGAACAAGTGGTTCCCCACTATCATATAACAATGTAGCTAGAATAAAAAATGTAGACTTCACCTCTAATCCTGTTGTTGCTATAAACATAGCTAGACACGCAGAGTTAAAGCCAGGGGGAAGAAGAATGGGTAAGGCTACCATTGCCAGGATGCAGGGTGAGTGGTCTCCAATAGAGGGAGCTACCTCTCAAGAAAAAGGAGCAAATGCTATGAACACTATTGAGTCTATAGTAAAAAACCCAGCTTGGGTTCAGGTGGGTATGAATCCTTTTAGGCACTCGTACTTCTACGATAGGGCTGATGGTATGCCTTTACTACATGCTGATGAAGTAATTCAAATAGGTGGGCTAGTTTACGCTAAGAACGCAGTAAAGACTACTCCACAAGATGAAGCGTTTGAGGCTGAAGAAAAAAAGACAGGAAAGAAAATTAAGTTTTCTAAAATGTCTGGATGGAAACAACAGTATGGTAGCGATAAGAATCTTTCATCAGAGCAGATAACCTCTAAGTATGACTTGCTAAGACAGATGCAGGAATCTTCTGACAAGTTCCAAATACAAAAAGAACTTTGGGCAAAAGCAGAACAAGAGTACAAAGAAAAGTACGACAAGATTAAAAACAATCCTGTTATGTTTGAGATAAGTTCTGACAGACTTCATGGAGAAACTGCATCAGGAAAAGCTGTTAAGTATTCTGGAAGTAGAAGCAAAGAAAAAAGTTATAAGTTTAACTACTTACCAAACTCTATAACAACGATTCAAGAGGTAGGAGATAAGGTTAGGGTGTCAGTTCCAAGATGGTTCTTTGATAAAAACAAATATGAGTTAACTGGTATTGAAAACTTTAATCCTATGACTGGTTTCATGAGCACTGACTTTTCTAAAGACTACTTTGAATTTGGTAGTGGAAGACTGCCAAGCGAATTTATACCTACTATATCTGTTGAAGATATTGACTTCCAATCAAAAGAGCCTAAGCAATCTAAATTAGATTTGCTAGATGAACTTCAACAAGGACAACCATTTGGTCTTACTGAAATTCCTCAGGGTTACTTTGAAAGGGTTGGATACAAGAAACCAAAAGAATCTAAGTTTGGTGGTTTACCAATATTTAATCTGCAAGAATTAGAGAATAAATTAGTGTTGGTTGTTCCAGGAGACTTAATGGGTACTGGTGTTTACACTGGATACAGGGATGGCTCTAATATACGAGTGAATATTAATGGTGGTCCACTATTTGGAAATAAGTTTAAAGATAAGAATGCTCTATGGGCATCAACAACAGAGGCTTCGTTTTCTAGTTTTATGAACATGGCATATAAAACAAAAGACATGTACATGGTCATTGTTTCTCAAGGTCCAATATCTCACAGGGGTAACCAAGAGTTTTCTAATCTATATATTCTTGAGCTAGAAGAATCTTTTCAAAGAGAAGAGTTAACAATTAATGAGGCGTTTGCATTTATAAACGAAAAGATTAACTCAACAACAAAAACAGGAAAGAAAAGATTTCCTAAAATACATGGCAACAACATTAACTCATTAGAGGAACTTAGAGATGTTCTTATAACAAGTGGTACTTACGATGTTCGTAGAGACTTTATGGATGCTATGGGTGCAGTAGGAGTATTGGCAGTTAAAAATCCTAATGCTAAATTTGACAGTGGAGAATTTAAAGGTTTTCCAAACATACCTAAGATGTTAGAGTTGACTTTAGAAAAGTCTATGCCACTAAAATCTGAGAATACAAATAATGATTTAACTAAAGTACCAAGGGGAACTATAATGAGTGTTGGTAGAATAGACTCTCAAAATCCAAGGGGAGAAAAAATTCATCCAGGATACCCTATTACAATTAATGGAGAGTTCTTAGGTATTAATTCAGAGGCAGGAGTTAACATTGCAGGGTTAATGAACTACACACTAACATCTCAAGGCGAACAATACTTTGAGGGAGACATCGCAGAAAGAAATAAAAAGTTAGGTGGGTACACAAAAAATGGTGCAGTATTGGGGGCTATATCTTTAAGGAGTAAAGAGTCTAAGCTTCCTGCCTTAGAAATACACACAGACAACATAAGAATACAGGATAATGGTTTCTTTAGCTTTAATGGAACCAATGCTAAACTACAGTTTAAGAAGAACTTTACAACTAAAGGCTTGATGACTAAGGCAACATACGATGCTAGTATCACAAAACAGAATGAGACGAAGGCTAAAATGTATGATGTTGAAATGATTGTAGAAAACTTTCAGGTTGCAGTAGAGAAAGAGTATGGCAAAGATTTAACTAAAGAAACTCTGAGTTCTATAAACTCATCATTGACAGGAACTTACGAACTTGTAGAACTACTACCTAATAACATCCAAAAAGTTATTGTTGAAATGAGAGACTACATAGATGCTTTGTCTCAACACATGATAGATGAGGGTATGATTCAGGGAGACTTAGAGGCTATTGTATCTAAAAACATTGGGGTGTATGTAAACAGAACATACGAGGTATTTGAAAACCCACACTATGAAGTTGCTCCTGAGGTTTGGAACAATGCTGTTTACAAACTAAAAGAGTCTTATAGTGAGATAGGTCAAGAGCTCTCAGTGGAGCAGGCTACTGAAATTTTAAACGAGTTGTTTGCAGAAATGAAGGGTGTTGGTAACAATCCACTATCTTTCTTTATGTCTAGAGATTTAATTAAGAGAGATGTTAAGTCTCTAAAGCAAAGAAAAGATATACCATCTTGGATGAGGGAGGTAATGGGAGAGTCTAAAGACCCTGTGTCTAACTTCTTTAAAACATCTTCTAAGCTTATACACATAATAGAGCAAACCAAGCTACTATCTAGTCTTAGAGAGATTGGTTTTAACGAGGGGTTTTTGTCTGATAAATATGATAGTAAAAAATTCCCTAAAAGAATTACTAAAGACGATACTTCTAAGTTTAGTCAATACTATCCACTAACTCATGGACTAGCCTTATACACTACTCCTGAATTTGCTGAGGTTCTTAGGATGTTTACAACTGACATTAATCAGAATGGATTATTAATGCAATCTTTAATGACTGCAAACTATATGTTTAAGTATGGGGCTACTATATTGAGTGTACAAACACACATCAGAAACTTCATGTCTAATACATTGGTTGTTACTGCACTAGGGATTAACCCACTAAATCCATCCTCACATTCTTACATGTTTGGAAAGCTTAAAACAAATGGCAAGTGGAATGAATTAGAAATTAAAAAACTTATACAGCTTGGCGTAATAAAAGATGGGGCTTACTCAGGAGAGGTTAAGGCAATCATAAGCGATACAATGGGAGAAGATGTTCCCACGACAAAGCTAGCTACCAACAAGGCTAAGTTGATTGTACAGGGAGCTTCTAATATAGCACAAAAAGCATACCAAGCAGAGGATGATTACTGGAAGGTATTTGTATACTACAATCTTAGAGAGCAATATACTAAGGCTTACCCTAATGCTACTGAAGAACAGTTAGATGAAATGTCAGCAAACGATGTTATAAGACACATGCCTACCTACAGTAAGATACCTCATGCAATTAAAGAAATTAGAAAGTTTCCACTGGTTGGTACATTCCCTTCGTTTGTGACTGAAATGATGAGGAATACAATCAATCACATTGAAGACACTCCAAAGATGGTTATGTCTAGTAATGATGATATTAAGAAGATGGGAATAAGAAGAGGCGTTGGATTACTTGGAGCCTCTGGTTTTGCAACACTGATTGCGTCAATGGTAAAGAATCTTTTACCAGACTGGGATGATGAAAAAACTGAAGCACTACAAAGCGAGGTTGCACCTTGGTCTAGAAACTCTGACTTAGTTCCTGTTCAGTACGAAGATGGTAGTGTTTACTACTTTGACTTTAGTTCTTTAGACCCATTTGCTCACATTAAAAAATCTGGCAAAACATTATCATATATATTTACTGGAAAAGGTTACGCTGAAGATTCTCTTAATGAGTTTTTAAGAGAGTCGTTCAGTCCATACTTGGGTGTAGAGCCAGTGACTCAAGCAATCGCAGAGGTTAATGCTAACAAAGATGGATATGGAAACCCTATATACAACGCAACTGACGATGCAGGCTCTATAGCCTCTAAAGGGTTTGTTCATATAGCTAAGGTGTTGACTCCAGGAACAATAAAGTCTTTCATGAAAATGACTGACCCAGATAAAGATTTCACTAAAGAATTTGTTTCTACATTTGCAGGGGTAAGGGTATCAGAATTAAACTCTGAGAAACAATATTACTTTAGGGTTCAAGATGCTGTTGATGATTCAAAGCTTAACTCTAGGTTATACTTTGATGTGGCAAACAAAGATGACGTTAGTAATTCTGATAAAGAAAGTGCTTTGCAAAAAGCAAACACTAAGCTTCAAGAAACTTTTGAAACACTTTACAACCACAGGAAAAACCTTGAGACTCTAGGAATGAATCCTAAGAGGGCGTTAAAGATGACTAAGATGCCAGCAGAAAAGGATATTTACATTGGTAAGAAAAATCAAATCTCTATGTATATAGGAGAGGCGTTTCCATTAATGCCTTCTCATAGACCTATTAATCAGTCTGAACTTCAAACTATTGCTAATAACTTATTGGTTGGAGCAAGCGTAGGAATTGTTAATGGTTCTGAGATAAAATCTATATTTAGAAAGTATTTAATTAATGACATACAAGGGGATGCAATTAAACTATTATCTACAGGAGATTATATCTGGGATTATGATATGAGAAAAGTTGTTAAAAAAGAATTAAAATAGTATATTTGCATATGCCACTAAAGATTTTTATATTTTTATTTTTAGCGTCTTTTGCAAATACAGCAGACGCACAACTAAAGAAAGTTTTAAAGTTCTCTACATTCTATGTGGCAGCAAATGGTGGAACTTCATTAGCTAATCAAGATGTGTATTCTCTTGATGGAAGTAAGCTTATGTATGACACCATAATAACTCCATATGATTATTCATTATCAATGGGGATAAGAAAGATACAGAGGTTTCAGTATGAGGGGACATCACAATTTAAGGATGGTACAGAAAATTCTTTCTCTGACGCAGCAAACATAGGGAGAAATCCATTTGAGTATTTATTTGAGATAGACTACAGGAGACAGGAGGGGGTTGAGTATTTAGACCAGCATCACTTCTTGCGTTATGTTAAAGATTTGTGGTTTACAAAAGCTGAGTATGTTAAAGAAGGGTTTGCTGATATAAAATACTTTGAGTCAACACAAAGGTTTAGATTAAAGGCAGGTAAAAAGTTATCATTTAACTTTGGTGCTGTACAAAGATTAGCAGAACCTTATGGTTATGACCCTTTAGAAGACTGGTTAATAGCCTCAGGAGAAATACACTACACATGTTTAGCTATTGAGGAGGGATACAGTATAGATGTTTACAATTCAGAATACAGAGACCCAGAGGGAGGTATTGTTGCTAACAACGCTACAGTATGGAACGAGGTGGTTATGCCACAGGTTCTGAAAGATTATGTTGAAAGGAAAAAGAATGCGTTAGATAATCAATGGCAACACTCTTTAGTGGTAGGATTTGATTTCTATCATTATAAGAAAAACTTCTGGTTACACTCTTGGGGTAACTTAATGCCTTATCATTATGATGGTGGGGGTGAATATTCATATCACAAGTACGAAGGTAAACAATGGTTAGATTACTCAGGGGGGTTAATCTTTGGATATAAAATAAACAAACACCTTGGTATATTTGCTGAGGGTAAGTATAATAAATACTGGAACAAAGAATGGTATGATTTCAAGTTTGGAATCAACTATGTAATTTTTTAAAAAAAATGGCAAAAGAACTAAACGAAGAAACAGGGTTCAACATAAGTGTAAAAACATTAATAGGTATAGGCTTTGCAATGGCAACCTTAATAGGTATGTGGTTTACACTACAAGCTGATATAGCTGAGGCAAAAGAACTTCCTAAACCAGAAATTTCTAAGATGGAGTTTAATATGAAAGATGTTAATATACGTCAGTCTATTAAGAACACAGAGAAAAATGTGGAAAAGTTAGAAGAGCGAATGATTCGAATGGAGAACAAAATTGATGCGTTAAGATAATGAGGCTCTGGACAATAATATTTATTTTGTTTACCTATCAATTTTCTTTTGGGCAGATAGAAATAAAGCATTTTAACGCTGGATTTAATTCAGCTAATGATGTAGTTTGGTTCTCAAAATTAAAGGAATGTGATAGACAAACACTTTTGATAGAGCAAAACGATAATCAAACTAAATACAAAATAGCTATTGTCCCTACAATAATTGTGTTTGATGATGGTGAAGAAGTAAAAAGATTTCAAGCAGACATAAGTTTTAAAATGGTTGCTACAAGAAAAGAAGTACAAGAATATATTGACGAATTAATAATAAGCAAATTCTAATGAAGTATTTATTTACACTAGTATTATTAATTAACATAGCGTTTGCACAATGTCCTAATGGAACTTACGTAGACATAGTTATTAATCCTGACCAATACCCACAAGAAACATCTTGGGCTATTACTAATGCTTATGGAGACACTATAGTTACAGGGGGACCTTATACTGATATAATAGATTATTCGCCTCAGGTAACACAGCTTTGTGTTCCTAATGGTGACTACTACTTTGACATATACGATACCTATGGAGATGGTATGCAAGGTAGTTTATGGGGAGGGCAAGATGGTTCATACTACTTAATAAGATGTAATGATACTATAGTTGAAATGGATTCAGCTAACTTTGGCACGTACACATACCATGGATTTACAGTAGAAGACTGCCCCCTGCCACCACCTATATATGGTTGCATGAACAATAACTTTGTAGAGTTTTTACCAACAGCAACAGTAGATACAGGGATGTGCTTTACTGACAAAGTGTTTGGCTGTACAGAGGGGGATGCTTTTAATTACGATAGCCTAGCTAACACAAACATATTAGTAGATAGCTGCTCTTACACTTTAGAGTTAACAGACCTAGCTGGTAATGGTTGGGCTGGAGCTTTTCTACAGGTATTTCAAGGCAATAACTTTTTAGGTATATTTACTTTAGAAGATGGCTTTGATACTACATTTACTTTTGATTTAAGTATATCAGAACCTGTAGAAATAAAATTTAATACTACACAACAATCACAATTTACATCTGTACAATGTGGTTATAGTTTGTATTCAGAAGAACACTTAACTATAAGCGAACCTGGAGGTTTTGCAAATCCTTTAATTCCTTTTGCAATAAACTTAGGCATACCATATTGTGGTAATAGTTGCATAGAAAAAATATATGGTTGTATTGATGATACAGCTTTAAATTATAATGATGGTGCTAACACAGATGACGAAAGTTGTTATTACGTTGAAGGATGTACGAATCCAATCTACATTGAGTATAACGCAGATGCTGACTTTGATAACGAAACTTGTGCTACACTAATCGTTCTTGGCTGCATGGATTCTACAGCCTTGAATTATAATCCTGAAGCAAACACAGAGTTAGATGGCTCTTGTGTTGATGTGGTTTTGGGATGTATGAATGAATTGGCATTTAATTACAATCCTAATGCAAACGTAGCAGACACCTGCATAGCTGTTGTAGAAGGGTGCATGATTAGCGAGGCACTTAACTTTGACTCACTAGCGAATGTAGATGATGGTTCTTGTTTGCTTCCAGTCTTAGGATGTACTGACCCAGAATCATTTAACTTTAATGCTGATGCAAACGTAGATGATGGTAATTGTTTGCCAGTAATTTTTGGATGTACAGATAACACAATGTTTAATTATAACTCCTCAGCAAATACAGATAATGGTAGTTGCGTTCCTTTTAACTATGGATGTACAGATAGCACAGCAATTAATTACAATGATAACGCAAACTCTAATAATGGGTCTTGTGTTTATCCTTTGTCTGGCTGCACAGATGCGACTGCTATTAATTATAATGTCGAAGCTAACATGGCAGACAGTAGTTGCTATTACTCTGCTGGTTGTAGTGTTGGCGATGTATACTATATTCCTAATGAATGTTTTAGCTGGGTTATCCAGGTAGACCCATATTGCTGCAATACTACATGGGATGATGGATGTGAAGGGCTATATACATATTGCGAAGATGGTTGGACTGGTCCTACTGACATAACTATTTTCGAAAGAATGGGCATGTTGCCTTATCCAAACCCATCGAATGGTTTAATTAGTTTTAAATCTTTGGTTGACGTAAAGGTTTACGATGGATTGGGTAGGATTGTTTATCATGAAGATAAAGTTTTAGATATAGAATTAGATAAGGGTATCTATTTAGTTACCATATCTAAAGATGAAATGAGTATAACAACAAAAATAATTATACAATAATGAGCGAGGATAAAAAACAAATACATTGTGGTAAACCTAATTGTGAAGCAGAAAATTGCGTTTGCATACTTAAATCTAGGGCAGGATTTGATAATTGGCTCGATGAACTTGAGGAGCAAGAGCAGCCTAGTTGTAACATAGAAAATCAAGAAGATTGCGAAAACTGTGGGTCATGACAATACAAGAAGAGATGGAGTTAGAGGGAATCGCTATGAACAACGCTTACGATATAATCGTTGGCGATAAGTGTATGGATGACCTTATAGATAGAGGGGACAAGTATGTTGCTTTGCCATTTGATATTGATGGTGATTGGAATGTTGAAAATGTTTTATCAGACTGCATGTCATATTTTGTAATGGTTGAGGACTATGAGAAGTGTGCCACAATCAAAGAAGTTTTAGATGAATTAAAATTATTGAAAGATGCTAAATAATATATTAGGAGGGATACTTGGTAAGGTAGTAGATAACGCTGAGGGTATTCTTGACAAGGTAATTACTACTGACAAAGAAAGAGATGAGGCTAAACTACAACTACGCAAGGTTTTACTTGACGCAGAGAAAGAAGCTTTTAATAAGGAAGTAGAAGACAGGAAAGATGCAAGAGACTTATACAAAGACGATGCTATAATTCAAAAGATACTCGCTACTTTATTTACAGTAGCTTATTTTGGTATCAGTTTTGTGATGTTTCAACATTTCGTTAATGGCATAATTGACTTAGGAGAGTTTGAAATTAGTTTTATTTCGACTATCTTTGGAGCAATGAGTGCAAAAGTAAATACAATAATAGACTTCTTCTTTGGAGGAAGTTCTAGTAAAGAAAAAAAATAATGGCAAAGAAAGTAAGCTGGACATATGGTGGTAAAAAATACACTGGCACATTCATAAGGGAAACCAAGGATAAGATTTATGCTAGAACAACCAATGGGAAAACAAAAACAATAATCAAGAAAAAATAATACTATGCAAAAGAAAGGAACAAAGAAAAAGCCTATCAAGAAAAAACCTGTTAAGAAAAAAGGTTATTAGATTATGAACATAAAGGTTTTAAGATTCAGTAATAGAGAGGACTGTACCAATGGTCTTCTATTTATTAATGGTGAGTTTGCATGCTACACTCTTGAAGACGAGAAGAGAGACGTAAAGGTTATGCACGAAACCAGAATACCAGAAGGAACATATGAAATTAAATTTAGAAAAGAAGGTGGCTTTCATAATAAGTATTCTAAAAAGTATGGCAACCTACATCGTGGTATGCTTCATATCACTAATGTTCCTGGCTTTGAGTATATTCTTATCCATACTGGGAACACTGATGAACATACTAGTGGGTGCTTGGTCGTTGGAGACACACAGACAAACAACATTGTCGCAAGAGATGGGTTTGTGGGAAGCTCTGTACAAGCGTATAAAAGAATATACCCAAAGATTGCTGATGCGATAGAGCTTGGAGAGTTTGTGATGATAACATACGAAGATATAGAATGGAATCTTTAATAATACATTCAACACTAACAGAGTGTGATATAGACCTAGGTGTAGAATCTATTGCCTTATCTCACAAGGGAGATGAAGACTTAATGATATGCTCTTTTCAAGATGTAATAAAGCTTGATGGAACAATACACTCTGCAATAGAATACAATCCAAAGAGGATAGACAACTGGATATACAAAGAAGATTACGAAAGACTGAGGGGAAAATCTAGACATGTAGCTTACGTTGGTGGGGTTGTTAATGGTTTTACAAACAACACCCTGAACGAAAACCAGTCTGAAAGCTTAAAGGTTTATATAAAGTATATGACCCTAAGACATCCAGGACTTGAGGTCTTGGGATATAGTAATGTTTCTGGATATGATTCAGAGGGGTTTAATGTTAATATGTTTTTAAAAAAAAGTAAGATATGAGTTTAATGATGAAATTAGTAAGAGATAGAATGCTTAAAGCAAGAGGCTCTGAAGGAGATAATAATAAAGAGGAAACTAAATCATTAAAAGATATTACTATTTCAAACATATCTGAGGTTGATAAGGTTTTTCCTGGAGCATCAGACATGCTAAAAGAAACTGCTATCGTAGAGTCTAAGTTAGGGATGGATACTAGGGCAGGTAATAATGTTTTCCAGCTAACAGAGACAGGTATTGATGCTGTTAAAGATATTAAGTCTCACCCTGGGTTATCTAAGTATCATAAAAAAATTAAAGAAAAGTTTGATATTGATATTATGAACTCAACATACGAAGATTTTAAAACAAACCCACTGTTAAATACCTTGGGTGCTAGGATGATGTATGGTATTGTTCCAGACGCAATACCTAATACAGTAGAGGGTAGGGCTTCTTACTGGGATGCCAACTATAATTCCACTGCTGACACACATGGAACCTCTCAAACATACATGAAGCAGGTAAAGGCATTTGAATATTAATGAGGTGGATAGGACAACATATATGGGATTTTATATCTCGATTTAGAAACGATGTATATCTTGAAGACCTTACTGAGTCTGCTCAAAACCATGTTGTTGGTATTGATTCTAGTGGTAAGCTTTACAAACAAGATGTATCTAGTGGAGACATTACATCTGTAATAGGTGGTCTTAATATTGGAGTTACTGGTGGTACTTCAGGTGCTGCTACAGTTAACTTAGACAATGACATTAGTGAGATGCGAATCATACAGGGAAGCAATGTTGGTGGTGGTGAAACTGAAACTCAAGAGCCTACTGTAACGCTAAGGTCTTTTAAATCCTTACACCTAGAGTTCGATGCTGATGATACAGATACAGATGGAACCCTTGAATTTATGGCTAATGGAACTTCAGTGGGAACACTAGACCAAGGTGGAAACCTTATCCTTCGTGGGGCTCTTAAGAGTCAAAATAGTAATGGAACCTCACACTTTCCAAGTAAAGGTTCTTCTGGAAATATATTGGTTGATGATAGTGGTGAAATAAAAACAAGAGCAGTATCTGATTTAAAGGGAGATTTAGGTTTGGCTAAAGCAGATGTTGGTCTTGGTAGTGCTGAAAATAAATCCTCTTCAACAATTAGGGGAGAGATAGTTTCTGGAAACATACCTAATAATGCTGCTGACACATCTGGTAATTCAGCAACAGCGACTAAGCTGGCTGCTACTAAAACAATAAATGGAGTAGCCTTTGATGGTTCTTCAAACATAACAGTTACTGCTGCTGGCTCTACACTTTCTGATGTTGTGCCTATAGCAAAGGGTGGAACTGGAGCAGCCTCAGCAGGTGGTGCTAGACTTACTCTTGGTGTAGATGCTTCTGGTACAGACAACTCTACTGATGTTACGTTAGCAGGAAGTCTTAATTATTTAACAATATCTGGACAAGAGCTTACTAGAAACGCCATAGACTTAGCAGCAGATGTTACAGGAGTTTTGCCATCTAATAAGGTTAAACAAATAAGCATGACTCATCATAACTTTTTTATGAACTCTGCAAGCACAACAAATGATTTCTTTTTTCCATACAACAACTTAAACGAAGGTAGTAGCACAAGTCAGTACTACCAGAGAACAATAGCTCCTTATGCTGGGAAGATTGTAAAAGTAATCATAAGACCTAGTGCAGCTATTGGAACAGCTTGCAAACTTCAGTTTCATAAAATTACAAATACAGACTTAAACTTTGGAACAGAAGTAGAGGAAGTTACTAATGTAAATTTAAACACAGCAGAGACATCAGTGTCTACAGCATTTAGCTCTGCAACATTTGCAGCAGGAGATGTAGTAAATGTTTCTTTAATAAAATCAGAAACAGATACAGCTAACATACAAGCAGTTATCGTTTGGGAATACACAATATAATATGGCACTAGCAGACAGAAAATCACAGGATATATTTAACAAAAAGACAGGTGGAGACAAAGATGTTAAAACTATAGACTCAGCTAAAGAAACTGAAATAAAAAGTAAGTTTGATAATGGTGAGCATATACTTGACGAGGGTATGTTTGAAAGCCTAGCTCCAGCTTTATATGCAGTACAGCAAGTTGCAGATGACATAGAGGAATTAAGAAGACATGTAGTAAATGATGTAACAAAGTGGGCTTACATACCTATAGTTTGTAACTTTTATGGAGACATAAACACAGAGTCTTACGTTCCTTTTTCTGATGGAGAAACAGAAAGCACAGCAAACTCAAACAGAAGAAATCAATTTATAGCTCCATTTGATGGTCAGTTTCATAAGGCTATATTTAGAAGTAATCAAAGCTTACTAGAAAGAGGCAAGGGAGTAACGCTTACTGTAAAGTCTAAAAGAGTTAGAAACAACAGCTCAACTGTTAATGATTTAGAAACAGAGACAGTAACAACTACAGCACCAGAAAACTTTATGGAAGTAACATTTTCTTCTTCGTCTGCTTTTAATAAAGGAGACAGGCTATTAATGTCAATGGACTTGCCTGGTACTCCAAGAGGAAACAAAAACTGGTTTGTTACTGTTATATTTAAAATAGACCAAACTACATAAACAACACCTTAATAATATATTATGATAAGCTCACAACACACACTCACAACTGCTTCAAAAGAAATAATGTCCTCTTCTTCAAGGCAGGGTTCAGAAATTATTAACATGTTTGTAACAAACACAAACGCATCTGCAAGTAAGCTTGTTACGATACAGCAGGGTACAGGCTCTTCTAAGTTAACCTTTGTGACGTTTAACATTCCACCACAAGTTTCTATTAGTATTATTGATGAGTCAAGCCATTTGCATATACCTCACAAAAAAAGTATCTTTGCTACAGCATCAGCAGGAACTGATGTAATACTAACGATAAACTATAAAGATGTATAACCCTGAATCAATCAGAAGAGGTAACAATGGAGAGTTTGGATTTGTAGATATACTACATAGAGAGGGATTTCAATTCAAAGAAATAAAAGGAAAGAGACAGTGGGAAGACCACATTGATTTTTTATTTTGGAAAGGAGAGAGTGAGTGGTCAGTAGATGTTAAGGCACTCAAGAAGATGAGTAGGTGGGATAAAGAAGTTAACCCAGATATTATATGGGTTGAGTTTAAAAACGTAAGGGGTAATGAGGGATGGCTTCATGGTAAGGCAACACACATAGCCTTTGAATTAGTAAATGAATTTATAGTTGTGCAGACCACTGACTTAGCTAAGTTGTGTGACAAAATAGTAGACAAAAAAAAGAGGGTCTCCAAAGCTAAGGAAGCCCTCTATTCTTTATATACTCGTAAAGGTCAGAAAGATGAAATATCTATCATTAAACTTTCTGATGTTCAGTCTCTTCCTCACTCGTTACTTCAGAAGGAGAAGGAGTCTCAGTCTCTTCCTTTTTAGAAATCTCTAGAAATTCTTGGTACTTTGAGTGAGCATCTTTAGCCATGTGTTGCCAAGCTAATATAGATTCTCCACCAGGAAATTCATAATTAGTTTCTTCTATAATATTATAAATGATTTCACACAACTGTCCTATCTGCTGCTGAGTAGCTTGATTTACCTTGTGTTGTTGGTCAATAAAAGCGTGAACTTTTACTGGGATTTTATACTTCTTATCATCTAAAAGTATGTCGCTAAATCCTTTTGGTGTTTTCTTTTTCATATTAATTATAATTTACCTACTTTACCACCCCTTCTTTTTATGATTCCACCAAATCCTTGATGGTCTCTCTTGGCTTTGCCATAGGTTTTACATTCTTCGCAGTAAGCTTGTGGTGTTACTACCTCACCATTAATTACTTTTATTGAGACTGTTCCTTTAATCTCAAACTCTTTGCAGTTACACTTATATTTTGTCATACTTATTTTTTAATTTAATTATTTCAAACTCTAAATGATTGATAGCTTTTTGCACATCTTCTATATGCTTCTGACCATCACTTAATCCTTCTTCTTTTTTCTTACCACAGCGTAACAAGTAGGTAGTGGCAGTCCCAACATTGTACGATAAATCAAAATCTTCTATGATAGCCCTTGCTTCGTATCCATATACGTTTCCAACGTAGTAGCTTGGCTTTTTTGTTCTTGAATAATCTACAGGAACAGTCTTTTTAGACTCTTCGTTGTTGCTGTATAAAGTATTGCTTGTAAAGTAATCCATTTAATTTATTGTTTAGTTATTAAGAACACCAGAACACAACAAGGTTCCCTAGTGTTATCTTATCTTTCTTTGGTTGTAGATGCCTACGTTTATATCCCACGCTAATATCCTGTTAATAGTTTTAATATTTCCTCAATAGATTCGTGTCTATGATTGTCTTCTAGAACAACCTTGCAAACATATTTAGAGTCTTTTATTTTTGACAACTCATGTATAGCTGAGTAATTATTATCCTTCAAATCAATCTGTTGCATGTCACCACACAGAATCATCATTGAGTTCTTACCAAGCCTACCAAGAGCCATTCTAAGCTGTGCTTTAGTTAGGTTTTGGAACTCATCTACAATAACTATAGCGTTATCAAAAGTCCTACCTCTAAAGTGAGCAAGTGAGACCAACTCTATTTTCTCTTCTTCCTCCATCTTATCTAACTTTTCTGGTTTATTATAAACCTTTCTCATGTTAGATTTAATTGGCACTAACCAAGGCTCCATCTTTTCTTTTTCAGAGCCTGGTAAAAAACCATTATCCTCTGTTGATATTGTTGGTCTGGTTATAATAATTTTATTAAATTGACGCTTAAAGAATTGGTCTAATGCAACTTGAACTGCAAGCAATGTTTTACCACTACCTGCTCTACCAACTATAAAGTTAAATGGGTGTTTCAGTATTTGTTCCTTGGCTTTTTTTTGTTCTTCTGAAAGCGTAATGCTGAATCGAATTGAACCCCTTGAAGGAATCTTTGATTTATTATCTTTTACTGCCACCTTATTTAACTTTTAGTTAACATTGTTCTTGTTGAGTTTTTGTATATTTAATACATGAACAAAGCTACAAAAATTATATATGCAATCATAATAATAGTCTTCTATTTTATTGGCATTGCTCTTTAACCTCAACGATTATATCCATTAGTTGGTCGTAAACATTTTCTAGTTCTGGACTATTTTCTGTCCATTGAACTATCTCTCTATCATATTGTCTTGCAACATTAAGAAGCCTATTAAACTTCATCTTAACCACACCAGAGTGTGAACCCTTTAAGTTGTATAACTGTTCGTTAAAACATCTGAAGGTTGCCACCAGGAGGTTTAGGTCTATTGTTTCTTGTTTACTTGGAATGTTCTGTTTCATAAATTTAATTTTTTAAATATTGATAAACCCTACTTGGGCTTACGTCTAACTTCTTTGCTATAAACTTTACACTGAATCCAAAGGAACGCATTAGCCTTGCTGACTGTCCCTTTATTCTTATCTTCAGTGTTCTAATCTTTGTGTACTTGTTTGTTACGCTGCTGTAATTCATTTTATAAAAGTTTAAATAATTTATTAATGTTTTCATCCATACTGTTGATTGCATTAGAGTAAGCTGAAATATTTTCATTAGTGGTTTGTGTGCCAATTTGGTACATTTTTTCTTTAATAGCTAAATCTCTTACCTCCTTTTCTTTCTTCCAGTTTGGTGATTTTTTCTGATAGTAACCAGGGTACTTTGCCCTTATTCTATCTAAGCTTCCTTTTGTTTGCATGTTATTTTAATTTATGTTAGTAGACCTAGCAGGAGTCGAACCTGCAACTAAACTTTAGGAGAGTTTTGTTATATCCATTTAACTATAGGTCTTTGTAAAAAAAAGAGGTGGCTGTCAGTAACCCCTCTTTGTAACCCCTGCGAACACTTAATCTTCCTCTAAGAATTGTCCACTCTAACTGACTAGATAAATTATTCTTAGTCTTGTGATATTATGAATGATTCTTTTCCCTCCTCCTGGAGTACATTATACATGTGTGGGTCAATCGCTTTTATCTTATTGTAAATTCTTACAATCCTCCTCTTAGCTGATTCTTTATCTTCTTTTGATATGTCTAGTCCATTCACTTCTGTGTTAACTAGGTGTGCTTCATACAACAGGTTGTCAACCTCTGTCCATTCATCTTTACTCTTCATCTTTTATAATTTTTTTAATTTTAGTTAAGGCAACAACGCCAGCGATGTGCTTTGTATTACACCCTTGTCCTCGCTCAATCTTGTTTAGTGCTATGTCAACAATTCTATTTATCTCTAGAAGTTGAGCATCTAAACTCATCTCTTGTTTCTTTGTTGCAGCTTGGAATATATTTCTTAGGTTAATCATCTCTTATTTTGTTCTTTACAAATTTAATAAATATTTTATTAATTCAAGACATTTTTTCTGTGTATTTGGTAAAAAAATATGGTATTCTTTCCCATTATCTAGTAAATGTCTCCTTAATAATTTCCATTTAATTTTATTATCATTCCTCTGGAATCCTTTAGTGTCTACTATAGAGTTGTATTTAGGTATGTAGAAGTCCACAGTGAGGGTCATCTGTCTCACTGCTTTCCCATCATACCTAAACTTATCTAACAGAACATACTTCCTCTGAAACTCAAAGGGTATCTTAGCTTTCTTCAACTCCTTGTAAAAAAAGAGTTCTAATTTTGAATCAAAGGTTATCCCCTGATACTGAACTTTTTTTATCTGAACTCCTTTCTTTTTTTTATAGAACATTAGGACATAAAATAAGGTTGATAGGTTGGCTTATGGTCTCCAACAGCAGTTACTATTGGTTCTAGCCTACCATTAACCATGTTAAACTTATAGTCAGCACTACCTAGTTGACCCATGTGTCTGAACTTTACCTTTTGTACATACACCTCAGTAACATTGTTAGAAAAGTTTCTGTAAACAGTTATACCATTATCTGCCTGGTTCTTAAAGTTTCCACTACCTGCAATATCTGTAAGTGTTGGTATCTCTATCAATCCAGTCTGTGGGTTCTTAGCCATCTTTCTTGGGTGTGCTACTAAAACAATATGGCAATCATACATCTGCTTAAAGTTGTTTAGCTTTATCATAAGGTCATTGATGTAATTGGTTTCAGTCTTCCCACCAATCTCATGAGACATCTTATTCCAAGGGTCTATCAATATACCATTAACTCCAAACTTATAAACCAGTTCCTTTGCAATGCTAAGTATATCATCTAATGTATACAAATCTTTTTCTGGTCTAATCCACTTAAAGTGTGAGTTAATAAACTTCTTAGATACAAACAAGTCATCTTCAGACATCTTCTCTCCCCTCTGTCCACTAAAGTTTTTTCCAATTAACTTTTCTGCAAAAGTAGAGAAATGTAATTCCAATGGATAATGTTCTGGAGAAAATACTGCCCACTTCCAATCGCACCTCACTGCTAACTTCATCATCTGGTCCTCAACCCAGTTAGACTTACCATGTGTAGACTCACCAGTAACAACTGTAAGCTGTGCTTTTCCCCAAGAAAATATTTCATCAAAGGCTTTGTCTCCACTCAACGCACCCCTCTTTAATCCCTCTGCAAAAACCCTATCAATATCAGATGATATATCATCAACTGTAACAAGACCCTCTACAGGAAACCCTTCTGCATTTTGTAGGCAATCTAATAGAGAATCTTCTCCATACTTCAATAGGTATTCATTAGCGTCTTTACAATCCTTAAAGTTTACCTTGTAACACTTGTGCTTACCAATCCTCCTGGCAAGTTCAAACATCAATCCTCTTCCTGCCTCATCCATATCAACTGCCAGGTATACTGATTTCATGTTCTCAAATATATCCATAGCTGATTCTAGGTACTCCATTGTTTTATCTGAAGCACCATTTGGAACTGAAACGCAGTTTGTTATTCCCACCTCCCATAAAGCTAACTTGTCCATCTCTCCCTCCACAATAACGCAGTCAATAACATCTTGAGTATCGTTAGATACTATGTCATCAACACCATACATTATCTTCTCTGCATCCTTAACCATTTTAAAGTTCTTCGCACCATCTCTATACTTTACATTGATGAGTTCTCCATCCATAAAGTAATTAAACTGAATCGTGTTTTCTTCTTTCTTAGTCTGTGGCATATACTCTTTGCCCTCAGATACCTTGTTGTCTATTAAGGTTTTAAGAGATATTCCCCTTGTCTTAAACCAAGTGATAACTGGCTGTGAAATATCGTGTAGTGGCTTGTGAACTGGCTTCTTATAAACCTTTCTTACAACCCTCTTAATCATATTACCAGTCTTTAATTTACCAGTCCATTCGCAGTGGTGACAATTCCACACGCCCTCATCTATATTTACAGATAAGCATGGTTCTGATTTGTTCTTTCTTTCTTTAGAACATTTGGGACAAGTTACTTTAGTCTGTCCCCCACTCTTTCTACCAATGTAGATGCCATAGTCTGAAAAGTTTTCCATTACAATAAGATTTTACCATTATTAGTTTCTATTATAAGATTAGAGGTCTTTGTTCTCTTATCTTCTTCTTTAATTATAACATCGTTCCATGCCTCCTGGTTTAACCAAGTGATGGGATGCTTTCTATACTTAACGTCTGGAGTTGCCTCAACGTATGGTTTTACCTTATCCATAAGTTCATCAATGTCTGCCATCTTTAAGTTCATGAATCTCTTCTGGCAACTTTTCTTTCCAACCTTCTTGTCGTACTCTGTCCAAAACTGCTCAAAGAGTTCTAACTTTGATTCATCAGTTTTTGATAAAGATTTACTTGTATTATTAGTTGTATTATTAGTTGTATTATTATGTATTAGGTTTTCCTCAACCCCCTCTTTAGGTTTAACTAATGGGGTCTTTGGGTTTTTCCCATACCCCTTTAGGTTTTTCAAAAGGGTAAATACTCTCCTCTGTTGCTGACCTCCATTCATAAATGTTCTGGTGGTAACTAGCTTCATGTCTTCTAGCTTAGATATACCAGTAGATATTGTCCATGTACTGACATCTAAGAAATTTGCAAAGTATTGGTTAGTGGCAAAACAACCCTCTCCATTGTCAAGAGAGTGTATTTCAATTAGTAATATTTTCTGTGTCCAATTAAGGTCTTTGATTAGGTATATTTCTTTTGGTATCCATACACCTTTAAAGTCTCTATTAACTTTCATTTTTAATTTAATTTAAGTGGGTTAAACTTTTGATAAAAAAGGGGAGAACTTTCGCCCTCCCCATGAAACAAAACAATTAAAAAACTAGAATGGTAATCCAGTATCTTCAGTAGTTGTAGTGGCAGTTTGAGGTGCGTTATCAAACACAAACTCCTTACCATTACCCAGGTATGTTTTATCTTGTCCTCCAGTTCTCTCTTCTTTAGATTGAGATATGAACGCATAGTGCGTATTTCCAAACTGGTCTTCGCCATCTTTATTTCTAGCGATAGTTACATTAAGGTACTTTCCTTTCTTTCCCTCAATGATTTTTGTCTTGTCAATCTTTTCTAGATTGATACTTAAATTGATAATACTCATAATAAATAATTTAATTAAATTAGGTTACTAAAAGGGTAGTTCTACCCCTTCTTTGTCTTGTTGATTCACTAAATTCTCAACATCAGACTTCGACAAATATACAACATTTTCCTTTAAAAAACGCAGTGCTTTTAAATAACTTGTGAATAAAATGTCATTTTTACTCAAAAACTCATAATTAAATCTAGGCGTACCATCTTTGTGGCTCCCATTCTTAACAGAATAATATATCCTTTGTGAGTTGTTGTTTTCTTTAGGGTTATCCCCTTTAGGGAGACCCAAGGTGCTAGTTACCTCTGTGATAATTGCTTGATGTATCTTGCCATGCTTGACAACAAAAAACATATCTAATGGTTTAATCTTCATTTGAAAATTCTTTTAATTGGTTATAAAATTGAGTTACGCAATACCTACCCTTTTGTGTAAGGCAGTAGAGTCTATTGTTATACATAGACTTCTCCTTTAATATCTCTATAAACTCATCTTGAAGCAAATACTTCAGAGAGTATATAGTTGTTGTCCTCCCACTTGGGCAGTACGTTGTTACATCTTTCATCTCAAAGCATTCATACTCTGAACCAAATATAAGTATATTGAACTCTGTGTCCCTTAACTCTCTATCTGTACAAAAGTTAGCTTTTACTAGACTATGATAGGCTAAGTTCGTTAACCCCTTCAGTCTGTTTGATGATGCTTTCAAGCTCCTCGATTTTGGCTCTATACCTTTCAATCGTCTCTTGTTGGTGCTTGTTTTCTTCTTCAAGTCCTTTTTTATACTCATTTGGTGTAATGTTTTTTCTTTCAATAAAATTAGTCCTAAACAATATCTTGTCATACGCAGTCCTAAATAACCTATCATACTTATAGTCTGATTTGAAATTTCTCATGTAATACAAGGCAGTTGTTCTGTCTCTGTTAATAAATAATCCAGATATATCTTCGTGAATATCATAGTAGTTGTTCAGTATAGTTACAATAACTTTCCTGGCAACAACCAAATCTCTATGCCTACTCTTTCCTAATATATCTTTCCTTGAGAGACCCATTTCATCTTTAATAAAAAAGTATATAGTTTCTTCAAGTCCATTACAAATATCAACATCTCTTTCTTTTAGTCGAACAATATAGTTCTTCTTTCTTTCGTATGTAATCATAATTCTCCTAGTTCATATGAGGAGCGAGCAGACGTACTACTATTGTCAAGAAAATTCTTCTTGTACTGAGATAGCAGTTCTTTATAGTCTTCTCTCCCTCTGTTAATAAATTCATTTGATACTGATGCTATAACCAAATTATTTGGTGCATCCTTTTCAATACAAACAAACCAAAACTCCTTCTTCTTAAAGCCATCAAGATAGAACGCAGATTGTCTGTCGTATCCATACTTCAATGCACTCCTCTTAAAGTTGCTTAAATTTGGTTCCCTTGTGGTCTTTAGGTCAAGTAAGTAATCATCAGCAACTCCATCTGCTTTACCCTTACATAGAACTCCAGTATCAGAATCTTCCCAAACCATTGGGACTTCTTTCTTGCAATTCTCTATAAGTTCTCTAGCGATTTCATTGGATATTATACTATCCCTCATGTACCTCAAGCTATCAAATTCAGTTTGATTTAGTATTAAAAAGTTTTTCTTTTCAGATTTGAAATCTTTCCAGTCATTACCAGCCCTTCTTCCTTGATACAGAACAACCTCCTTAGAGAATTTTTCTGGTTCTAGAATGCAAAGATGGAAGGCTCTCCCAAACTCTAACGCTTGAGATGTTCCACTTCCATACTTTAGGTAATGTGCGAGGTGTCTAGGGGACTTCTTTAATCTACCTAGCATTGAGTTGCTAACGTAAGATGTGTCCCCATAGTAATCCTCATCATTTTCAAATCTAGCAAGGTCTTGTTTTACCTTTTCTAAATTCATAGTTATATGTTATCAGAAACCATGAATATTTTCTTGAAGGCATCTTTCTGTTGGTCAGTTAATTCGTAGTTATCTAACTTACCCTTAACTATACTACCCTTACCATCTTCTATGAATTTCATCATAGCTTTCATTTGAGCATTGGATAGGCTTGGTTTTGGCTCATTACTTGCAAACTCTTGGGTTACTTGTGCGACATACTTGTTGTCATCCCACATACCTAAGAATACGTCAGCACTAAAGCCAATCTTAGACAGACCCTTAGTTAAGGCGTCAGTTGATACTTTCTTAAAGCAATCATCATCTAAACCCTTCTTTGAGTGTGTAGAGATTGAAGAGTTGATAGCAAATTCATGCGTACCTTCTTTATCTACCCAAAATAGGATAGCCTGGTAGCCAAGTAGACCCTCACATACCATGTGAAATGCCTCATCTTTAACTCCCCATCCCTTACCAAAAGCACCAAACTGCTCTGTTGCTACCATAATCTGGTACTGAGCATTGATACTTGTAAACTTACGCCCAAAGCCAACTTGCTTAGTGTACTTTGGGTTTGTCTTGGAAACATTGTTCCAGATAGTCATGTTTGTTTTTGACATAATAATTTAATTTAATTTAATTTATTTAAACATCATTTTTAAAGGAAACAATCCCTTAATCATTCAATTTAAAGGGTTTAACGACATTATTGTCATAAATTCAGTTTACAAACTTAGTAAAAATAAAGTTCATATCCTAAACTTTAGCTTAAAAAACTACCCCCAAAACGTACTTATTTCAGTACGCAATGGAACGCTCTACGCTTAAAGTTCTATTTATACTGGCGTAGTCCAGTCACTATCTGTTATATGCTTGATGGACTTCGTAAGAACTGCTTTGCATTTCTCCATTTTTAATCCCCCAAACTTTTCTAACCCTATCTTCAAATTTAGTTTCTTGAAGATACCACTTGCTTAATTTAAAAGCCTTTGTTATTCTTATGCCACAATCTTCTGCTGCACTCCAAATATTACAACCTACTGCTTCAATTA